CCTGTGTTAGCAACGCCAGTACCACCTCGCGCACCTGACAAGGTCCCATTCCAGCCAAGAGTAAATGACACGGCTTGAAGCAATGCGGTTGCAGGAGTACCCCCTAATGTCAAAGTGACGTTCGTATCGTTGATCTCGGTGAGAGCAGCGCCAGTAGGCAATTGGCTTGTCGTTGCCAGCGTGCCACTTGTTGGGAACGTGACTGAGGTGTTTGCTGTCAATGTTCCTGTAAAGGTAAAGGAGCCTAAAAAGGATACGTTGCCAGCATAAGTTAATACTGAACTACCATTATTGACACCCGTTCCCCCATAACCCCCACCCAATAAACCGCCTAACGTGAGCGTGTGCCCTGAACCCGCAAAAGTTAATCCTGTGGAGCCGCCTGTAAACGTTAATGATCCGCTTGAGGGTGTAGCCGATCCACTATCACCCGCCACTGAGTTTACTGCGCCGGAAACCACGTATTCTGCAAACCAGGATGCCGCTGTTGTCCCACTGGTTAATATCGTTGTCAAATTCATCATCGTACCAGGTGCTAATGTCCCTATAGCATTTCCTCCCGATGAATTGACGGTTACAAGGCCTGTTGAACTATTGATAATTGAATATGGCTGCCCTTGTTTTAATGTTGAAGTCACTGGCATTTGTATTATTTGAGTAGTTACACCAGTAATTTGCTGCACTTCAGCGCTTGCAACCGTGAGTATTGTTGTTGTAGCTGCTGATGGAATCGAATTGAAACCCGGTAAAAAATTATTTGCAGATAAATTTGCATTTGCATCCCAAGTCGCTAGAGCCGCTGCCGTGGGTGTAGTTACCCCTGCCGTTAATGCTAAAACCGATAAACCAAATGCAGTTAACGTGGCTGTCGAAAATGTATTCACCCCACTTGAGTAAATAAGTTGATTTGCTGCCGTTGTTAAACTGCCAATCGATAAAAGAGAGGGGTATGCACCTATTAATTCAGCAATGGTCGTTTGTACTTCATTATAATTATTTGTTGAATCTGCTGAGTAAACCAAATCCGCGGGGACTGGTGCTGTTTTAACAGTAAACTGTTTTAACTGAATATTGACGGCCATGATTAAACCTCTGTCGCAATGACGTTGTCGTTATTGTAGGTTACAACTTGCCTATCTTGATAATCAATCACATACTCATAGCTAGTTGGAGGTAGATCATCATTGTTATTTAAAATCACAAAAGGAAAAAAAATAGAAATCAAATGCGAATAAAAATGCATATTTCACCTATGGAATGTTGGTTGATAAATATACAATATTGGTCGCAGTAGTTGTGTAAGTTACGCCATTAATTACTGCTGATGCCACGATTTGACTGGCGGCAATTGGGTAAAGATTATTGCCTTGTGCATTTGGGAAATATTGAGGCTGACCGTTGCTGTTTAAAAAAACTATATTGCCTGTATTGCCTGAAACGTATAAATAACTACTTGGTTTAGGAAAGTTAACCCCTACAACGGCCAATCCTGAATAGCCACATGCAAAACCCCAAGTAATCATAATATGTCCTTGCTATCATTGATTTATATAAATAACATCATACGCCAGTTCCGTTATCAATTCACTCTCTAAGGCTAAAACTAACGTTTGATAACTTTTAACGCCATGACTTGACCAATCGTGTTTTGGATGGTCTTTGAATTTACCCATTTTAACATCAAATTCTTTTTCGTAATTTGAAAGGCAGTCTATTAATCGTTGCGCGTTTTCTTCATTGAATGTTGTCATGTACAGTTTTTGCCGTATTCCTTCAATTGCTGTTTTGTGCGTGCTTGGACGCTTTACAATGTTGCACATTTCCCCCATTTCAACCAAATAATCTTGGGTTGTTTTTAATCCATCACCAAAATTACGGTTTGCGCCATCATGCGGTACAAAATGCATCTTCAATACCAAATTCCTGGCATTGCAAAACGCTTTTATTTCACCAACGTAAAAGGATAAGGCTCGATTGTTATTTTCTATGTACCCTATGACGGTCGGCCATAACTTTCCTGCCCGACTTTCAAATTGTGCTAATGTAATAGCTGTGTAATCAGATACCCCAATATCATAAAAAGCATAAACGGCCTTATTAGGAAAATAGTGACCTTTGATGATGCGATTCGTTTCATGAATTTTATTGATCGCAATAGCAAAGTACTTAGTTTCTTCATTAATTTGCACAATGCCGTAATACTCTTGTTGTATAAGGTATTCAGGCATGCCAGCACGTCTATCTTCATCAACATCCTCATCCGTTATGTATGGCTTTCCTTCCTCATCTACTAATGTATTAATGCTCTCTTCACGACAAAACCACAATGGATCTTCCTTGTTTTTCTTAAGCATCCAATAAAAATGATTCATCCCGTCATATGTTGATTGTCCGAATAGCCAGCCTCCATTTTGGCGCAACACGGGCAACATGGTATACAACACACTTGGATCTGAGAACGCGAGTTCTGAAAATACGATGCCACGAGGGTTAGTACCCCGTAGCTTATCTGGATCAATATCACAACCAACAACCCAAATAAGGCTGCCGTTTGTAAGGTGGATCGACATATCCGCATCGTTGGGCCTCCGCGCTAATAATCGTCTTGGGATCATCTCGACAAATTTGATGCTTGCTCCTGTTTTCTTTTCAAGCATAGCCCCTTCCCACAAAATTTTTCGCGCTCGAACGTTCGTGGGGTATGCCATGATATAAAGTCCTGGCTCACTTATTGCAAAATCTAAAATCACATTCCAGGTTGTAACCTCTTTACCTGAACGTCTTGTCCATTGAGTTAGTAAGCGTTTATATAAACCTTGTACCAAAACATCACGCGCTTCCCGTTGATAAGGTCTATATTCGATGATAGGGATAGTAATTTGATAACCATCCTGCCATGTTACATGTAAATTGTTCTTTGCATCACGTGTTAATTCATACTCGCTCATTTGCTGTATTGCATGCACATTTAAAGCCTTATCCCGCAAGGCTTTTATTTCTTGAAGTGTACTCATTTCGTTAAGTCTTAATGCATTTCAATACAATTGCTGCTGGCTGTATAATGTTAAAGGGCACGACTGTTCCGGTTGGTGTTACACCAGATGCCTGTGTTGTATTGGCTGCTTGCGCACTTGTTGGTATTCCTAATGGTCCAGTCGAATTTGATTGGACTACTGGAATGGAATGACTATGAGCGACCAATTCATTTGCTGCCATCAAGTGAGTTTCTTGACCACCCGTGTTACCGACCACATTTCCAATGACCGCTGAACCAACTCCACCTGATCCCATTGTCACTGTACGACTTAAATTGGGTACTTTAAAGTTAGCTCCTGAACCACCCCACGCGTAGCCAATAGCCGCAAATAAATTAGGATAGGTTGCTGTTAGGTACGAATCACCATTACAAACTAAAAAGCCTGTTGGGGGGGTCGTTCCTGCAAAATCAATGAGCGAACCGGATGGAAATACCGCCGCGGCTTGCTCTGTCAAATAAGTTAACTGGGCATCTACGGTTGTAGGCTCCATATTAACCGTATCATAATAACCCACTAAATTTGCGCCATCGGTAATGGGCGCATTATTGGCTAACTCTGAACGCAAGGTTGAGGCATCAGATGGCTCTTGAAGATAGGCCGATGTTACCCCACCATTAACTGCCCCTATCCAGATATAGCCTGGTTGTAATATCGGTATTTGGACGTTTGCCAATAATAAATCTTCAGGTAAATAAGAATTAATGATATAGGAAATATTTCTTTCAAGAGCAAACGTTTTATTTTGTTGGGTAATAAGCAATAATTTATCAAGTGCGAAATCCAGCGTATAACCTGAAAAAGTTTGCGCATTTGAAAATTCAACATCAAGAGAGGCTGATACATCTCTAACAATTGTTACAATGTAGCCGTTTGGTGGTATAAATCCCGGATTGAAAGTAATCATTCCCCCGGTAATTGGATCTAAATTTGGGGTGTACGTATAGGCTACATTCCATTCATTAATATCAATGGACGGAATAGGTGGCGCACTTGCCGCCTGTGTGTAAACATCTAAATCAGGAACGCCAGTAGTCTCAATAGGGGTGAAAAATGGCACGATATACGTGGTTGTTATACCATCGGCCACGTATTGAACGATGGTATCTTGCTGCGGTAAATCTGCCATGTCTTTTCCTTAAAATAGTTGTTTTTGTCCTGGTTCGAGATAGGGTTTGTTTCCTAAATACGCGTCCACATAAGGCGACACAATCGGCAGTGTTCCTATAGGATTTGCCACGTTCACCCATTCCTTCACACTATTCTTTGCCCCTTTTAAATCGCCTCTCACTAACGCAAGCGCTGTAACAAAGGGATCGCGGGCAAATTTTACCGAAGGAGTAAAAAAGAAACTTTTGGCTGCATTCGGCTCGTTTAATATATTATTAAACACCCCAAAGCCACCAAATATTAATTTTCCAAAATACTTCGCTTGCTCGCTCCGACTCATGTTATTTGGATTGGGTGGTGTCAAGCCTTTACTAACAGCCACTACGGATTCAGCCAAGCCTGCTAGCATAATAGTACCCAAGGATTGATTTAATGCATACATCATTTTACCTTGGAAACTATCAAAGTCCTGCAAACCTCCAACCCATACACGTCTAAAATATTGTATTGGATAGGCCTTAAACTGCGCAAACGCTCTCCAAATTTCCCCTCCAATATGCCCAGGTCTAAAATTGCCCGTTGTTATCATATTGGTATAGGCTGTGGGGTTTAACACTGAAAATTCATGCGCGGTATCAAACATAGAAAATACTTTTCGATAAAGATTTGAACGATACAGGGATAAGGGTATGCTTTTCCCTCCCTTGCTCCATAATTCTGTCAACTCTTTATCGGTTAATGCATCCACATTGTCTGTTGTAAAATAATTCTTTTCCGTTTTTGCTCGCAACGCATCCCATTCATGCTCGGTAATATTAAAACGATTCAAATAGGCTTGCTGCTGCCTATCTAAGGCATTGAAATTCTTGGCAGACTGTTTGCCATAGACTTTCATTATCGGCTCCATAGCGCTTAATTTATTGCCCCTGTCTAATGCATGCAAGCCTACTCCATGAAAGAATTTATTAGATAAGCGGTTAACTGTTGTACCCATGCCGCTTATATCAGAAAATCTTGATATTGTTCCGCTGTGAACCTGTATAACCGATGACATAACTTTTGCAAGATGCATTCGACTATCACTCGGCAATCTATCAAATAAATTAACAATGGCATTAATATACGGCGACCAATATCCAGCACCCGCCCTTTGTGCAAATCCGGCAACGTTCGCGGCATCGGATATACTCATCAATGCTATCCCACCTAGTCGCGCTGTTGACGTTACAGAACGAATACTTGAGCCAATATTTGCGAAGTCCGCATTAAAAGCACCTCTACTTGCCCCTAGTAAATTATTAAATAAGGCATCCGCTTCAGAATATTTTAATGAATTAAAAAGGGTATTGTCTTGCTTTTCTGCTTGCAAGTGGCGCATTTTTAAAAACATTTGTTTAGCATTGGTTCCCATTATCTCAGCCATTCCTGTTTGATGGCTCGATGTTGAGATATCTTTTAACCAGGCTTGGAATAAAGTACCTTGTCCGTATTGGCTATTTGCCATGCCCCAATTTTTCCAATCCTTGTATTTGTAAAACATATGGCGTGATCTGGATATTATATCGCTGTCTTTTGAAACCGATGCTCGCGTAAATAATACGCCGTTACCCTCCATGATGTTATCAAACGTATTGCCGATCATCTCATCGACTATTTCATGGTTTAACGTACCGTCTGCATTCATTGCTCGCGTGTTTTCAAACGTCCCTTCAACGTCTATAAAAGATTTGTGCAATGCGACCCATTGCTCTCGCCCTAATTTATTCATCTTGGATTGATCGTAAGTATTTTTAAAATACCTGTCTTTATTCATGTCTGATACGGCCATGGCATCCGATTGAATTAATTTTGAATTTCTAAATTCGATATAATCGCTCAGCGACTCACCCATTAATTTAATGGCCGGATCGTCATGCTTGTCACCATCAGCTACTGATAATACCTGGTCGTCTATTTTTGTACTGTCTAATAAATCCAAGTCCTCTTTTGACATTCGCCCAAACGATTGATGATGCATTAATTGATTGACCGCATTAATTGAGGTTTCCACATTGTAATCAGTATTCTTAGCGGTTTTTTCTAAAAAGGATATTGGTGCTATGCCTGAATCCATTTTTGATTTTATCTCGCTGTATTTTTCTATGTTCCTTGCTGCACTTGCTGAATCATCTAATAGCGCCTCCAAATGTGCTTTATTAATCTGTTGGATAGATGCATTGCGTGCAAACGGTACACCTTCTTTTTGAAGTTTACGCGACAACGTGCCAACTTGCTTAATATAGGATTCTAATTCATCCCCTGTAAATAAGTTTAATGCTTTTCTTGCCGCATCCACACATTCAGGTTTAATCTTACTCATTTCTATTCACCAAGTTGGCATTTAATCAATTCGTTAAGGGCTTCTTCATTTTCTTTAAATTGTTTAAAGCGTTTTTCACTACCTTCAAAATCATTTTTCGCAAATTCCAATTCTGAGGACTGTACCGTTTGCTTTGATTCTTCATTAAATAATGATTCGCTTTTTGTAACCTCTTCCAAACCTTTTGTTTCAACCGTTGCTGGCTCAATTTTAATGCCTTCCTTTTCAAACTCTTTAGCAAATGGAACGGCTTTTTCTAGTCTGCTATGAAGGTATCGTTTAACTAATTCTGGATCAGCAAGTGCCTGTGAGTTATTATCAACCATGTCCGTAAACTTCTTTAAGATCTCATTAAGACCTTGTTGTTTCGCATTAATAGCCTCCATGTTGATTCGGTCAAGTAACACTTGCGCGTTAGGCCACACTTGGGCTAATTCATCAAGCCTATTATAAGCCTTACTGTTCTTGAATTTTTTACTTAATTTCCCTTTTGGGAATAATTTTTCCTTTAAACTTCTTATTTCTTGTTCAGGGGTATGTAGTTTTATCTCTTCTAATTCTTTTTTTATCTCATGATGAACTCCTTGTTGAAATAAATGCTCATCCTCTAATGTTTCTCTGGATAATATTTTTTTTAATTGCTTTTCTAATGCTAGCTTTTGCATCACTTCGTTCGGTACTTCATAAGGAACGTGCTTTCTTTCATAAACACCTATTTTTTTAAGATGTTCATAAATGCTTTGTTGAGAAAATAACTCATTTTTTCCAAGTCCTTTTGAAATATTTTTATCTAACGCAACGTCAAAGGCTTTCAAAGCCGCGCTATTTGCTTCAATTCTCATGCCAAGGTGATGGGTCATGCCCTGCATCGCGTTGAGTAAATTGGGATTGTCGCGCATATTTCCTATATAACCATCAAGTTCATTATGGACTATATAGCTGGATAACAATTGGCTTTCTTCTTCACTAAATTGAGTAATTCCTTGATCGAACAACGAACTTTTTAAATTTTTAATGCCATCCCGAGTTAAAACTTCATTCCATACTCGCCCGGTTACGCGATCGTAAGGAATTTGTAAAGACTTCAAAATGTTTAATCCACCGCCGTGAATTTTTGTCATGTCGTTTGGATTTTCAAGATAATCTAAATACCATTGATGCATCTCAGGGGTGATTAATTTCATTTCTTCAGCTTGCTGTAAATGGCTTTGAAGCTCGGAAACCTTCGCTTCTCGCGCTGCCACCTCCCCTTCTTTGACTTTGTTTAATTCCAATGTCTCAGCATGTTGTTTAAGAAGGCGTGTTGTTTCTTTTTCCAGTGCAGCAGTCGAAGCATTTTCAGCGCGATGAGCAATAACGCCTCTTACGCCTTTGAATAAAACGTAACCTGCCGCAAGTGGCGCTGCCGCTAACAGAAAACCATAATTATCGGCACCCCAATCCTGGATTGCATGGCTTGCGTCCAAGCTATTTTCAATAGCGTTGTAATGCTCGCTAAAATGCTCAGGGATAATCATGCCTTTATAGCCTGCGTAACTTTCCACAATCCCTGACGTAATTGCTGCACCACTAGCTTTCGGCAAAAAATGACCAAGTGCTCCTTCTGCAAGATTCGCTAACGGCACTTGTGTGCTTAAATATCCAGTTGTTATGGCCTCACTTCCAGCCTCTAACGCTAATTTTCTTGCACCAAAGCCCACGGCTCCCGCAACACCCGCTCCAATTCCCCCACCTAACACTGCAAATGGCAACGTTGGGATCAGACCTCCCACGATATTGCTTACAGTATTTAAAGACTTCTGCCCTATTCCTTGGCGCGGATCGCCCGTTAACTCGTTTATAACTGATAATCGTTCAGCGGTTTTGCGCCTTTCTTCTTCAGTGGATGCACCTGGAAAAATGTAATCTCTAAGTTGACCTACTTGTTCCAGCGGTTTATTAAAGGATGCTGCTGCCGTCTGTCCTAATGACGGCATATATGGCAACTCATTGACTAACCCTATTTCACGTTCGCCACCTAACATTATTTTTCATCCCCTTTATTGGATGCGCCTAACCATCCCATACGCTCATGCAATTGTTTGTCGTATTTGTTGGCCTCCTCTCTTGTTTTGAAAATACCTAAATGCTCATGGGTTTTTTTAAAATGTTCTGTTGCTTCTTTATTTGTTACATTTTTACCATTAATTATGGTTGGCAATAAAACTGTTTTACCATCCATTTCAACCGTAATTGTTTTGACTGTTTCCCAATTACCGTGTTTGTCATACACTTTTGGCCTGTTTTCAACATCAATATTACCTTCAACTACTGGACGAACTACGGCTGCTTTACCTCTTAAATAATTAACAGCCGATGGGGCTTCCGATTGAAAAGGTTTACCAAATAGTGGCGTACGCGCAATGCTGGCTCCTTCTTTTGCTGCCGTGTCATGTTCGGCGTTACGCCATACCCCTTCATTGTATAAGGTATCAAAGGCTGGGTGACCGTCTTTATCAGGAATTGCGTTTCCATTTGGATCCACCACTGTAATTCTGCCCCCTGGCGAACTTACAAGAATTGGTGGAGCTATTGAAAACAGGGTTTCAACTTGACCGGGTGTTTTATATTTTAGTAACTTCTCGCGCACTTCATTTAAACTATGGGATGCCAATACCTGCATTTGATTCTCTTCAAGTGGAACATTATTTTTGTCCATCACGTAGTTAAAGCCTGTCGATACTCCATAGGCATTATCCATGTTCCTAGAAAATGTATTTATATAATCATCCAAGTGTTCATAGTTAAAATCATTGTGATCAACCGCAACCCGTTTAACATATCTTAATGCCTGATCAGCTTTAGCAGAAACTAACGCGCCACCATTTGGCTGTTTGGATAAGTAAGTATTAATTGTGGTTAGAGCGGGATTGATTCGCGACACTAATTTGTTATCGGAAAACCCTCTATCACGTGACAATTGCAAAAACTTTTCCTGATTGTCTTTTTTTCCAGTAGCTTTTTCACCCAATGGATTTACTTGCTGGGAAGCTAGTAACGTCTGCATAAATCCTGGCTCCGCTTTTCCAATTAAATTACCAATTTCATACACGGTAAGTTGTTGACGATATTTTCTAGGAAAGGCATTCATTACATACATACGATTTTTATTATTGAACAATCCTATATTGTTAATGGCTGCCGTTGTATTTCCACCCTCATTAAAGCCATCAACTATAGGTTGCACGTATTGTGTAGGAATAGGTTGTCTATACGCATCTGGCACATCAGCCCCAATGCCTACTGCATCCAACTTACTTACTAAATTATTAAGATTGTCAACCCCTGCTTCATGGCGTTGCTGTGCAATCTGATTTGGATCACCAAAATATCTATGTTGTTCGGTTATCGCGTGTGTGTTGGTATAATCTAAATAGGCCTGCGCTCCTGCTGGCGTTTGGGATATATAATTGGCATATTGATTGTTTTTCTCAATCCCTACAATGTAATTGTTAAGCCTGTTTTTATACCCTTCTTGCTCAGTACTCAACTTTTGTGTTTTCTGCAACACATCCAGCCGGTTTTTTAACATTTTCCAAGATACACCCGCTTGAATATCACCTGTAGCGTGCGCTGTACCTTTTTTGTATCGCAATAACGAGTCTAATGTATCAAGCTTTTTAACGCCTGCTAATTGAATAGGTGCAACATAACCCCCTTCTGCCCATTTTGATTTAATATCATCATTTGCTAAATGCTCAAGATGGTGATTTGCATGAAACATGGTGTCATGCGTCATCGGCAAATTAGCATTGCTAAAAGGTTGATTTGCTTCCGGTGATGCTGCGTGCAAGGCATTTACATCACTGGCCGTTAAATTTTCTTGTTTATAACCTTCAAGTATTATCGATGCTCTATCAACCTCATGCTCTAATTGTTTATGTAGATTAGCCGCTTCGACTGCTGTTAAAATTCCAGCCCTTACTTGTCCTGCTAACGACTGATATTGCGCTTCAATCGTTTTTTTGGCCATCTCGGGATTGGTGTACAAGCTTGTACTTAAATCCTTTAAGGTACTATTGAAGGCCGATAACGTTGAATACCTCGCTGCCTCATTCGTCATTTGTATAGTTTTTTCTTGCGCTTTAAAGTTTAGATCGCGGTTAATGTCTTTTGTAGCCAAATCTAGGTTAACCCTATCTTGTCGGTTTAGTCTTGCCGTGGCTTTGATTTTATTAGTTGTCTGCTCCGCGTTTTTAGCAATAACCCCGGCATGCTCTGGACTTTTAAGCATTTCAAGTTTGGATTTTGAAGATACATCATCCAGCATAGACTTTGTTTGCAATAAATTAGTTTTTGAGGCTTCCGTAGCATAGTCAGCGACTTTTGCGATTGATCTTTCCGCTATATTCCCTAAAACTTTTGCAATATTTTCGTAACCTCTTGCTTTTGAATTAGGAGTACTTGGCTGAATAATTGGGTTTGTTTCTTTAATCTGCGCTAATTCTTGAGTCATTATATGTCCTCAACTTGCGGCAACGACTTCGGTATTTTGTCATAAACATTGTAAGCATTAAAAGCTAGACCTGTAGCATCCCCAAATAATTGAGCATGCAATGTATTTTTTACATTTGTCTTTTCGGTTTGTAGTCCTGCTTTTGCTAAATCCTCTTCAACTTTTAAATTGGATCCTTTACGCCCTGCTAAATGAATTGTTTCACGTTGAATAGCATTAAAGCTAGGGGATGCAAACGACACTCCACGCGTACTTAATTGAACGGCTTGCCGTTGTAGAATTTTCTCTGTCATCTCAAGATTTTGTATGTTTTTTTCTTGATAAGACAACGTTAACAATTGTGATTGCTGATTGATTGCTGAAATATTGGCATCAGCAGAATCCTTCTCAGCTTTTGCTTTGCCTATTGTACTAGCTACAGATACAGCAGCCAATGCAATTCCTGCTACTACTTGTCCCATAAATACCCCACTAAATGACAGCCTTATCAATTTCATAGCCAATGGATAATATTTGCAAATCAAAAGGAGATGATTGTGTAATTACAATGGCCTCACTATCAAACCGATGATACCCTTCAAACGGTGAAAATATTGCCGTATCAGTTTTAGGCATCAACGGCAATCCCATTTGTATTTCTTTGAAATTTTGATACTGAACCAGTTTGCCATTAATGAAAAAATCCAATGATGAAAAGTAATCAATATAAATCCTACTCAATGTCTTTTCAAATGGCGAACTAGTGGCACTATAAAAAGGATACATCGGTTTAATTTGAACATTATATAACAATCCTATTTCAATGTTTCCTGAAAGCATTTCTGGATTATTAACCACGATTTGACCCATTGAAACTAAATATTCACCGTAATCTTGACCATTAAATACGGCTTGAACGTTGTAGCCATCGAGGTAGTCTAATTCAGTCACTGTTCCATTTGGGATCATGACATAGGTGTTTGCGCTATCTACATATACGCCTGTATCAAATCTCTCAATAGTGTATTGCTGGGTTAGCGTATAATATATCAATAAATAAACCTGATTATTCACGGTAACAATATCAATTAATTCCACATTCTCGCCAAAAGTGAATGGCGTGAGGGCGGCTAGCTTAATTTCAGATGCAAATTGAAACGCGGTAATTGTATTATCAACACTATTTAACAAATAAATAAAATTATCCTGTGACGTATCCGTACCGCGTAAAAGTGCCCGACTATCTGGGTTTTTCATTAAATGTTGACTTTGTGGAGCTATATTAGTGGATTGGTATGCGAGTCCTACCCCTGTAAAATGAAAATTAACCGCGGCCTTTCCGGTCTTTTGAACAAAATACGTGTCGTTTAGGTACGTTTGCGGTTTTAATATGGGTGATGAACCGTAGGATGATTGTTGACGGATTGAAAATGAACTGGGCGTAAGTCCAACATCCTCATTTTGAGGGCATGCGAACTCAAAGTTAGTCGTGAAAATTTCAAGTTGCTTACCCCCATTAAGCCACAAAATTTCACCTGTATCCGTTTGACCAATTGTGTAGATAATTGCATCGGTGTCGGCTCCTGTTCCCACATCAAAGGAAACTGGTTGATTAAGTTTGGAACCAAACACGGTAATTGGTAATAACGCCGTATTGCCAAACCATAATCTATTTTGAAAATAGAGTACTTTTGCAGGGTATCCTAGGGCATAAGGATTATCTAGCGCATTAACCCAAGCAGGTTGTCGTATTGCATACTGGGAGCCTGAAGTTGCATAGCCTGTCGTCATAAAAGCAATTTGAATAGTTGCTTGAAATGTTACCGTTGTTCCTGATTGGTTTACCGTGTTAATGATGGCATAACCAATCGGTGCAAATTCACTTACCCCACCACCTACAATCTCGCCGCCAATCCAAGCATTTGTATAGACCGCTCCTGCTGGTAATCCGGCAAATGCAATGGTTATAATATTCCCGCTTACACTTAAAGTGACGGTTGTGCCATTATAATTAATGTTATTAAAATCATACGATGGTAATGGGTAAATATCTAAATATTGAAAAGAAAAAGTTAATGGATTGTAATTGCTTACATAAATCCGGCCTGGTGGATAATTTGGGGATGTTAATATAAGCGTGTCATTATCTTGAGTATAGTCAAGGTCAAATAAGTCCGCTGCCGTATAATCCACGGCAATTGCTTGAACTAAATCAATATTGTCATTGTTATAAACGACTTGTGCGCCCGTGTAGGTTACTACAAACTGATCAAGATAATTGACAACGTCCAATTCATTTTCAGGTACAGTAAACACATAAAAATTACCGCTTGCGCCCAAAATAATGTAATAGGCTCCATTTTTATCTATGAATTCAAACATTACTGAATTCATTACTGCTTCATCGGTAGCATTATAGTAAAACGTTGTGCCTCTGCGTTTTTTAGCTAGCCCTGTAGTACCAACCTCGCAATTTAATAGACTTTGGGCGGCTGTCAAATATTCTGCGACATCCGTTCGTTTCCACGTTGATATATCAGCTTCCCCTGCCGAAAAACTTGTCTGTCTAACCATTTTTGACATAAATTACGCCTTTAATGACATTATCCTTTAACTAAAAAATGTTTTTAGTTAAAAATAAACAAATTGAGGCACTGTTAAATTATTGTAACATACACATGCGCCTAGGGTAGCTCCCGAAAGATTGGCAACCTTACTAATCCCGGCTCCTTATATTACAAGGATTAATAAATAAACAATCTAAACAAAAGTTATGCGATTAAAGTCGTTATAAGCTGTGGCGAAATGAGGATTAAGCATGTCATCTTGAGTAATTGCCTTGGCTAACATCTTCTCGTATTCTTTTTCAAGATAAGCTGTTAATTGGACATTATTTGTCATCGTAGGGGCGAGTTTTGAGGCTGCATAAAGCACTAATGCTCTAGCAAATAATGGCGTGTAAACTTCAGGCAACGCTTGATTTAAAATGTAGTAATAACCTACTGGTCTAACCTGTGCCAATAAATAACCATCAGTAAATTCATAGATAGGCCATTGAGAACTTGTTGCTTGCCATTTGAAAAATCGGCCAAAATTACCGGGTACTTGGTAGGTGTATTCGTAATCCGGTGAAAAATTAAATGTAAGGGGTGTGTTGTCAAAAATGTATTTAACTAAAAATGACCAATTGGCCTCTAAAAATAATTCCTGTTCTAATTCATATATTTTTGCACTTGCTGCTTGTGCATCAGGGCTTTCTTCAGTGCGAGCGACTTGTAGCCGACCTAACTCAGAAAGTGTTCTATTCACAAGTTGCAGATGAGTTGGCATAAATCCTCTTGAAAAAATTGGGGGAAATAAATCCCCCAAACTAATTACAGGACTGCAAAGCCAATGATTAACGTACCATTTAATGCCGATCCAGCCACGTTATTATTTGTGACCGTGACGGTAATCGTGTTAGTTGTTGGAACAGCACTAATTGAAACGCCAGGGATCGTATTGGTTCCCCCCATTAACGACACCAGAATCACGGAGGTTGAAGAAACTTCGCTGTTCGTGATTGTGGTTGCAGTAGCGCTTGTAGTAGCTGCCGTGGTCAATGCAGCAGTCGTTACCACCCCAGATTGGGTGTTGATGGTTGGGGTTGCACCCGATCCCGTGCCTTTTTGAAAGGTTACTTTCCCTGTCAATGACACCCCTCCTACAATTGGCACACCACCAAGGCTAGCCAAAGCGGATGGGGCACTTGCTACGTCTGACAAGTTGTTGCTTGCAATTAAGTAATCACTTGGATTGCTGCCCTCTGCTGACGTTGTCGCTACATAAGAAAATGCAGCAACGCCCGCATCAGCATTTAACAGAATCGTTAAGGAACCAGCATTAGGCGTTACTTTTTCAATGTAGGACGCATTCGTTTGCGCACTCATATCAGCCATTACAATGCTTGATGTTGTAATGTTGGTATCAGTGATTGTAACCGTGGCACTCCCGCCAGCACTGGCATATGTTGCAGCATAGCATCCGTCTGCTGTTAATGCGGTTGACACTGTAATTGCCAGGTAAGAAATTACAGAAACGCCGGGGTTTCCACTACAAACAATAGTCAATACGCCAGCAGTTGGTGTGACGGTTTCAATCTTCACATCGGTTGCCGCACTGGCAAAGTTAGCTACGACAATATTACCTACCAGAATATTTGGATCGGTAATAACAATCGTGGCACTTCCTCCAGCATAAGCATACTGATTGACGTACACCCCTAAATTTTGCAATGCAAGTGAACCTAGAATGGAGAAGTAACTAATTGTTGAAACTCCAGCAGTAGAACTATTTATTACACTCAAGGAACCATTGCTAGTTGTTACAACTTCTATGTTTCCAGGAGTGGCCGCTACTGGCCATCTTGCAAACGCAATTGAAGCTGGTGTCACAAGTGAGTCCGTATAAGTTGACGTTGCAGACGCTGTTGTAGATGAGGCTGTAGCTGAATGAAACCCTAGGGATGCTAACAATGCAGCACCACTTTGATTAAGATTCGCTGGCACTAAACTCCAATTCAATGTTGCTGGGTTATAGCTCACCTTTAATGAAGTTAATAAGCTTGCTTCGCCAGTATTTAAAGGATATATCGAAGTATCCAGATAGTTTATGTTAAACAAGTCATTCTGTTTTATCTTGGCAGCAATATCATTGAGATACCCTGGTGCAGTAATCTCTGCATAAGAATCTTCAGTACTTGCATAAAACTCATTTGGTGCTGTACTGATATTACCTTCAGTAATAAAGCCAAGCGTTTCAAATTTTGACATGATCGCTCCTTATGCGTTAGCAACGTATGGGTTTTGGGTTTCAATTAACGCAATACCGTTGTACTGGATTACGTTAGCACCTGATGTTAGGACGGTTAACAATTCCCAACGGTCATTTTGTGGAACCCATGTAATACTTGTGGATACGTCACGGTTAAATATTTGAACCATTGAATCCATATGAACTAATGGTGTCATGTAAGTATCAATACCTGCGGCTACCGTAAAAGGGATCGTGTTAATACCATTTGCGCCAAGTGTGCGGATATCCACACCAAGGTATGAGGTTAAACGGTTATCAACCAATGGTCTAACATCGTTATAGAAAATGTTAACGACGCGATCATCATTCAACATGGATTGCTTGGTTATAGCTGGCAGCCATAAAGAACACGATTGATCCATCACATTAACACCCTGATTTTCAAGGTAAGATAATGCTTCAGCCAATTTGCCTTCGTTCATACCTGTATTTACACCAACGTTGTACGCTACTGTAAAAATAGTACTAAAACCGATTGAGGTATAAAGGGCATTAATCTTAATGTAATCCACCATACGAGCAGCAGCCAGCGCATGTAATTTTGCATGGTCAACGATTTTATCGTAAGCAAATAGGGTTTTTTCACCACCGCCTATGACTGTTTTAAGTGCATAGTTGTAAGGGACAATCATAACGTTCGTTGAATCAACGGGTGTGACGGGAATATCCACGGGGGCATAGGTTTGGTTTTGCATCTCGATGATATCGGATACAGGTACGTTGGTAGCTTCACCAGTTGTACCGTGACGTTCTTCAATTGTATCAGCTAAGTACTGATGATTTTGGTAACGTATTGTTACCTCGGTGTCGAACAGTTGTGACGCTGTTGCAAGATCGATTTGATCAGCCATGATTGCGTACCTCAATAGTATAAACAAATACACGCAACAAGCGTGTGCCTATCGATAACTATTGGGTTACGGGTAGCCCGGCCAATATTATGTTTGATCGCAAGACGTAAGGTTGCCTAAATTTTAGCGACTCACTCCATTAAGACGTATCTAACGGCCAAGTTTGAAAACGTCTTAATGGATTCCGGAGTGCGTTTATTAGGGCTTACTTTAAACGATACTGTATATTATGTGCTTTCGTTTGAATATGTCAATTTCTCTTCTACAAGATTTTCCCAGAATGGGATATTTCCTAAATTATCTCCCCTTTGCAATAATAGGTTTCATCCAAGTTTGAATGTTTTGCCAAAATACATCTCGCGGTGTTGTGTACAGTGCAGTTGTTGAACTTAAAATATTTACGCCTTTGAAAACTGAGATATTATATTGAGTGCCATCTTGCGTCTTTGTTACTTCAAACCTATACATCGGATACATAGATTGCAATGTTGATTTAATGTAATAAACAATTTCTTGTCCCATTATTAATCCTTGGAATGAGCTAGCCTTGAACTCAAGGAAATATATTTTTTCTGTGCTTCAACTCTTGCACGCCCTCTTGATTTCATCATAACATCGCGTGCCTTTTTAATATCCTCATGCGTCACATCATTGTATGATCCAACACTTACATTGCCACTACCAGGCACCGATGAATTTAACATTTTAGAACGTTGGTCTAGTAATTGACCTCTTAAATCCTTGTCCTTAATGGCTTCTTTAAGCATTTGGTCGGCCACTTTATCAGGATAAGTTTTCTTGAGAAAATCTTGCAAGAGGTTTAAGTTATCAGACCCTACTTCTTTTTTAGCATTTTCAAACGCTTCAAGCTTAGATTTAACCGTTTGAGTTTGCGCTAGGGCTAGTTTTTCAAACTGTGCCTGAGTTAATCCACTATTTTTAGCAGCATTCTTTAATTGGGCTACGTCATTCTCATGTAATGTGACATCTGCGGGAATGTTATAATCATCAGGAACTTTTGTGGCTTCGTCATGCTTCTTTTTAAGATCGTCATTTTCTTGATAAACTTTGGCAGCGTTGTTATAGCCCGCCTCTAGCTCTTCAACGGTTTTAAATTTACCTGCAAATAGTTTAGGTGTATCATTTGGTGGTGTTTGTTGGTCAGTCATTTAGTCACCTTTTCATCATCTAATACAATGGCTTTAACTGCCCACATAATTGATTGCTCAAGATTAGTTATCGCCAGTGACATTTCGCGGCTTTTTACCTTGCTCATTGCAACCTCAATATGATCCGCTTGTAATTTGATACTCTGAATTCGAGAAGCATTCTCTGGGCTTAACGATCTGTACTCTTTTCTAAATGTATCACTCATTTTTCATTTCCTCTAATTTTTTAATCATAAGATCAATCACATCGTTTTTGTCTTTCAAAAGCTCATAAGTTTCATAACTATCGGCATTAATTCTAGCTGTACTATATTGGGCTTCCGTGGTTGAGGGATAGATTTTCAGCAGTTCATTTTTAACTATTTTAAAACTAGCTGAATAGGCAATGTCACCTTCTTTGAATTTACTCATTGTCTGCGTTATCCGATAATTGTTGGTTAATCATGGTTTGTACTTTTTCCATTGTGGATTTAATGCCTCTAAGCACTGAGCGCCTGCCATCATAAAAGGCTAAAACCCCTTCAGTCATTAACGTTTCTGGCGGCTCTTCCCAAAACATTTCTTTCACCATTGTTGCCAGGCATTCAGCACCTAACGGACTACTAAACAATTGGTAAAGTTTGAATTCTTGCGGTGATATTTTTTTAGCATCCAGTAATTCTTCAATCAAATCGTAACCCCTTTGTCTTTCGGGAATTCTACCGCTCCCGCTGTTGTTGACGGTTGAGCGCCATTAACTTGCGCTTGTTCAGCTTGTGCAGCTGCTGCCAAAGTTTCTTTAAACTTGTCGTCACTAACCGATAATTTGGCTGGTAAGTTTAACTTGTCCATTATGAATCTGTTTGCCTCTAATATATCCATGCTGACAAGAGGTGCTGCTTGCCCGAAATATTGTTGTTTGACCTGCATCGATGTTATAAAGTTATTCAAATCCGTTTGATTTTGTAAATCGTACAACGGCGATTGAAAAGCAAACTTCAATTGGGCTGGATCAAACCCGGGGATTACTTCCTTAGGTTTCAAAAGCAATCCCCTGCCATTTAATATCTTCGCTGAAACTTCAAAAATTTGCCTGGGCAATTCATTTATTAACCGTGATATGTCTGTGCTGGCTGTTCGCTGTGCTCTATTTTCTCTAATCGATATTTCAGTAGCAGATTTCACAGGCGTTTGGATCTCACCCAATTGATCGACCATGAAGCCCTTTTGAATTACTTCCTGCATGTGCACAATCTGCTGAAACACATCAGGGTATTCAGGCATCTGCAATGCTTCTAGCGGATTTCGTCCAGTAGGTTGTCTGGCTATCATTGCACCTGCCCACTGGCGTATTGAATAGGGATTGAAATACGTGCCGGCATCATAAAACATAGGCGGGTTAGCCTTAAATGCCATGTTTTTGCGTGAGTATTCTACGATGCGGTTTAAATCCATAATAGTTGGCATCATATCAATACCAATACCCCTTCCCTCCGCTTCACCAGGTCGTACCCTATCCCGATACACAATAATTTGCCTGTAATCGCTGTATCTATCCCATAAACAAGTAAACGGATCATCTTCAAGCACTGCATAAATATAATATTGTTCTCGACCTATTTCGATTTGCCCGTAGTTTACCGAGTACGTGTCATTTGGATTGTCTCTTAAATTATTGTATTGATTGCCCTTGTAATCAGGGAACGTATCTAATACTGCCCGGCCTGTCATTTTAGACTCATACCAGCAGTTGCGAATTAAGTCGTCATTGCAATACTCAATATACAAAGCAACAGCTGGAATACTACGAAAATACAAAGGTACATCATCACTAGGCGACTCCACCCAAATGACTCCAGTCCCACCAACGAGATCCAAATTACTGCTACCAACCACGCGAGCCAGATTAGACTCCCCAAGGTAAAACATAATGCGTTCATTAATTTTGTCCAGAACCAATTGGCCTTTTTGAATGTCTTTTTCATCGTGCATATGAGGGTCTAAAACGTACTTTGCCCAGACTCTATCCTTTGGCATAAGTAAGCCGTGCAAATCATTCGCGCGTTGATACGCTGCAATCATTGCTGTGTTATCCCAAATCATATTAGTGACGGGTTTTCCGGTATCAGTGTAATTAAATTTAATATTGAAAGCGTCTCTATCGGGGATAACGTAGAAATATAAATTTTTGTACAAAGCAAGCCAGCGGTCTTTGTAATATTTTGCTTGCTGATACCTATCGTTTAACTTGTGGAAATTCTCTGGTGGATTAGGCATAGTTATCTCTTAGGTGTCCACACTTGCCCGGCTTGGCCTTTAATAATATCTAATCGTTGCTGGTATAAATCTTTGCGTTTTTTTTCTATTTCCGCTTGATTTTTTGTGTAAGTATCTTCTTCTTGCTTCCCTTGCGCGCCTGAATTGCCAAAAGTGCCAAAATAACCCATGTTATCGCCTCCAGTCGTATAATATTTCGTAGTTTATGCCGTCATACTTCAATAACTTATTGTAAAGATGTTTTGGGTTAAATGTAAATCCAACATCTACACCGGAAATATAGCGATCTAATTCATTGCAACTACGTACTATAAACGGTTTCCATTGCACACACGGACGGTCAAACACTTCGAGAACGATTAATGCCTCTAAACTCTCAATGTATTTTAATCCTCTTATTAATGATGTACTGCTATGCACTTTTATATGCCTGATATGAATTCCTTCCAAATCAAATTCTGTAGCCAGCCATACATCCCCATCAAATGTTATGAGGTTACAGTGCTTGAAAACATTACTAAATGCAAGTTGCGCTTGAATACCGGAAGATACGTTATAGAAACAAAAGAAGCATAACATAGGTTTATTGCGGGTTATCAAAAGTTATTTCAAAGCCTTGAATATTAATAGCAATCATTATCAGCTCAATAATTAAAATTAATAATACTGGTTTGAACACCAATGTAGCCACTCGATCTAATGTATATAGTATGCTGAAAATTATTTTCATCCCTGATCCCCCTGATAAATTAATGCAATATATTAATGACAACCTGTTCGTGTTCAATCTTCGCTTCAATTATTCTCAGGTGTCCACCTTCTACTCTATACTTGCATTTGTAACGATAAGGTTTTTCTTCAAATTTAAAAGCACGCTCATAACTGCGCCAGGTGTCATAATGTGGTAGGTTTTTTATATCACTCCAAATCATTAGCATTATGCACTGTTCAAGCTTTGACATTTGAAACATGCGTTTAACTTTCATTTGTAATAAACTCCACACTTCATGCATTTGTGGGTTTTCCCATCAGGATGCGTTACTACAAATTCTGCTACATGATCGCATTTAAGTGCAAAAGCCTTGGAAAATGCTATTTCCAAGGCGGTTTGAAATTTGGTTTTAAAACTAGGCTGCTTGTACGTCTTTTTGTTCATCTTTTACAGGCTCACTTGCTGGTTGTTCTGGAATTGATGGCTGTTCTTTGGTTGGTGCAGGTTCTTCGAAAGTAGCCACTGCATTTTGCATCCACATGTGGCCTTCATCGAACCGCATAAATGCTGCTTGTTTTTGAACTATCGAACCCGGCATTTTAGAAATCATGTTCATGAATTTCATAAATTCAGTTCTTAGAACTTCAAGCGTAAATTTTTTATGATCATCACTCATTTTTTATTTCCTTTTAGTTTTGGTTTTTTTCTTTTTAACTTTGTTAGGTAACTTTTTAATATCTGGCGTTTCTTTTTCCCATTCCTCAGCCATTGCCGGCTTATTTGCGAATAAATATTTTTGTTGGGCTTTTGATTTGAACGGCATAGTTAATCCTTGTAGTACATTAAAAATATATTTCAATGCATACTTGATAGTTTCAAAACTCATTTTTTCTTTTTCATGTCTTTCATTTTTTTTTCTTCTTTCTTCTCTGATTTCTCCATCATTTTCTTGTCTTGTTTCATATCCTCTTTTTTATTCATCATCTTTTTGTCTTTTTTCATTTTAATTTATCCTTCCAGTAGTTATCAATAATAGCAAACAGTTCGTTTTCACCAATACGAATGCTTTGCTTATCCTGATTGTGAATATACAAAACTCCATGCTCCAAACCTTTTATGCTAACGTCATGCTGAAGCATGTAGCATCTTGCGCTTTTTCTACTTTCAAAAACCTTAATATACATTATGACTTTGTGGCTTGAACTGGCTGAGCAACCGATATCTTGCTTTCAATCCATGTTACTAGTTGGCTGCTAAATGTTTGCACTTCGCTTAATAAAGCTGATTGCATCTCAGGCTCATGAGCTATAAATGCGTTTTCTAAGATATTTAAAATATTATTAGAGATAAAAGTACTTATGAGACTCATGGTTTAATTTCCTTATTTATGTAATTTTTTTAAAGTCTCGGCCAGTCTTGCGCGTTGACCTTCTTTTCCACCTTTTTTTGCTGCTGCTTTCAGTTTTTTTGCGGGTATTAGCTCACCAGGCTTTGCTTTTAATTCTTTTCGTAATGCCCCCGGCTTTTTGATTGCATCCTTTATCCAGTTTTTAGGTTTTTTTTCTGCCATGACTTGCCCCAATGTTTTGATCAAGTAAAGATTGCATTAACATTTTATAATCAGCAAGCAATTGCTTGTAAAGTTCTGAATCCTTCCCAAAATCTTCAGCGCAACACCTTTCGAGTAACCACGCTGTTCCTTGCCATTGAGTTACGCCGTTTCTGATATCTTTTACAGCTTTTTGTATATAATCTGCCCTAGCTCTTTTTATATCTTGCGAGAAGCACGTGAATATATTGGTTTTTCCTAGAGCGAGATCATCACGGCCTTTCACTATCCAGCTCTGTACGGTTGACCGTGGCGTTTTGTGCGCCTCTGCTGCAAAATTTATTGATAAATACTCGCGCACGTCATCAATAATGAGTTTTGCTATTTCCTCATTAAGCTTTGTGGGCCGGCCGCCGGGATTAGGTCTTTCTTCTTTTTTATTCATGGCTAAATATAGCAGGATATTAAAAACCTATTTTATAACGTTAATCTGCAATAAGTGCAACCGCCGGCTATTTATTACTTGCATGATACTTAATAAATTTTAATTAAATGATAACTTTTAATTGACATAGTGCCAACTATGGTTTATCATAGCCTTGTAACTTAACTAACAAAGGAAAAAAAATGAATCACATAGAATTGTACGAAAATACCATAAATGACTTATCAATTGATTTTGATATCCGCCATCACATGAAACAATTTAATAGCATGCCAATCGATCACGCGTTAAATGTACTGGTGGAGCTAGACCAATACATAAGATTAAAACAAATCGATCTTAAATGGTTAAAAGATCATGTATTTTGTGATTAAACCCTTACGGGCATGATTTAAAACACAATTAATAAAACTAAACTAAACTTAACTTAACATAACGGAGTAACAAAAATGCACACAATACATCACCAAACCATCTGCGCTCTTATAAGCTTGCAAGGATTCATAAACAATGAGATAGCCAGGCATAGATCTAATCATGATGAGTTCCTGGGCGAATACTGGCTTAAAGAACTCGCGAAAATAGAAAGCCTGGAAGCATTCCACTATCAACAGTTTCAATCTTCAAGATTAGGGGGTGCAGCATGATAACAAAAGACGCTCTTAGCATTCTAAGCATAACCGGGGTTTATACCCCGGAAACAATCAAACAGGCATACCGTAAAGCATGCGCGTTATATCATCCCGACCGAAACCCAGCCGGGTTAGAAATGATGAAATTGGTTAACCAAGCCTACACTGCACTAAAAGAACAGTCGGGGAAAGCAGTTGTTTCCGAAGCTGGCGACATATCTAGCTATGGGAATGACATTTTTAAAGCTTTGAGCGCGATAATTCATCTAGGCTTTGACATTGAAATTTGTGGTGCCTGGGTGTGGTTGCATGGTGATACTAAACCTCACAAAGAGTTATTAAAAACGCATGGTTTCAAATGGGGACCTAAAAAAATGTTGTGGTACTTTCGACCCGCCGACTACAAAAGCCGCGGGCGTGGTAAGCTAACGATGGACGAAATACGTGCTACGCATGGAAGTGAAAAAGTCACATTAAAAGAACGCAATAAAATAGAAGCAGCATAATTTTAATAATTCAACCGCCCTGTTAGTGGCTAAACGGTTTAAATCGTCACTAACAGGGCTTAAACCACCCTAGCTAGGGTGAAACGCACCCTAATTAGGGTGAAAAAGTGAGAATAATATGCAACCAGATATCAAAGACTACAAAATACTAAACTTACATCTTACTTACTTTGTTTTGGATCCTTACGATTTACATGCAATGCCAGCCTTAAAAATAGTTGGCCGCGGGCACAGTAAAATTGAAAATGCCCAAGATTATATTGCAGATTTATATACCTCACATTTAAGAGAATATGATCGCCTTAGAAAATTAGGGCGTGATTTTCCTGATAACGATTAGGAAGGAGTTTAAAAAATGGGACGATTTGACAATTTACACGGGGATGAAGACGAACTGGAATTTGAGTACGAAAGGGATCAAGAGTTAAAAGAGCAAGTTGACCATTGTGAGTTACAGCTCGCAATGGTTACTGTGGATCATTAATAAGTGCATTATCATTCTTTCTACGTGCTGATCGATTCACACTACCGTCAGCACGTCCATGCAAATCAAGCATTTTATCTTTTGCAAGCGATCCTTTCTGTACAGGTCTTTTAAGCGTGCTTCCTGTATCTGTAGCGGAGTAACCTCCATCATAGTAATTTATGGAATGGCCAGATCGTTGGCTGTACTCCTTGACCGTTTCCATATACTGCTTATGATTCACCGTCCACCTGTAATCATGTTGCGCATACGAACATCACGACGCATTTTGCGATATTCTTCTTTACCTTCTTTTTGCATCTGATGTTCCGTGTAATCCATTCGAGAAGGAGCACCAGCATCATTGTATTCTATCGGATGATTCATGCGATCAGAAACCGCTTTAATTCTGATTTTGTGCGCTTCGTGATCAATAGCCATGATTACCTTCCCATCTTAGAACCACCACAATAATACATAGGCTTGCCGCCACCACCTTTGACGCTATCCATGGCTTTATTAACTGCGCTGGCATCATAACCACCCATGCCCAAGCCTTGACCTTTTGCAGCACCAGGCCGCGGCTTGTCCTTGCCTTTTGGATAAGACCCATTGATGTTATTTTCACGTAGTTTTAAATCTGTTCCATAATACATGATTGCCTCCAATCAATTATTAAAAGCTCACATCAAAACATCGTGTTAGCCAGCCGTCTAAGAATACATCAAGTTTTGGATTGACTGCAACCAATTGTCGCATATATCCCGCCCGCGTAGCAATCATGGCGGGAATAACCATAAAGGAGCCTTGATTTAAAGCTGAAAGTGTTTTTGCACCAAATAGGGCATCGTCCTTGACATAATCTTTAAGTTTTTGCGCTGCACAGCATGCCCGCTGGGTTAACCTGGTAGCTTCAGCCAGTCCGTGATTGACGCTCATATCAAAAATATATTTTCCTGTGATCCCATTTTGAATTTTATCAAAAGGCGCTTTAATCCAAAATTCAGAATAATAAAGTTTTTCCGCTTGGTCTTGAGTTAATTCCCTGATCGTTTGCTCGGTTACTTCCCCAAAAAATCCTATGCGTTTTAAAGTATCAGCATCTACTTCCCGCAAAAATCGCAATGAAATACCAAAATTTGTTATTCCACCCGGATCCGCTTTGTCTTGGGATAACCCCCCCTCATGGCGTAAAACATATTGCACACATGATTCAAACTGCGCCATGCATTGCCCCTAAAACGATTGTTGACCGCCAAATTGATGACCATACTTTTGCTGGAAACGCGCTTTTGCAAGCTGCTCATTCTCTTTGAGGTGTCGCATAATCATCTCACGGGGAACATCTTGCATATTTAAACCTTCAGCGACATGGATGCCCTTATTGGGATTTTTAAAGCCTTCACGGGGTTTGCGGGTACGTTCTGTGACAACGGGTACAGGTTGATTTTTTAATGTTTCATTCTTTGACATAAGTGATCCTGTGAGTTTTTTTATTTATCGTAGCAAACATGAATTGACATAACAAACAAAAAAGAACAGTGTGGTGGTTTATTTTTTTATCTAGATAATTGATTAATAATAAAATATGATGGCGGGGTTGAACTTATAGCCCTGACGTAACAGGGCTGTTCAAGCTGACGGTATCCGAACACGACAACAACACTAGATGTGAATCATAACGGATGCCCTTTGTTAACGCAACAACGGGAAGTTAAAAATGTCAAAAAAAAACAAACAAACCAACATCACCTGTGTAAAATCCGCTCAACCTCGTTACATAATCCAATATGAAAATGTTTTTGATGCATTAGATGTCTATGAACGTAGCGTTTACGAAGCATTGCGATTTTATGCGGATTTTTCAAAACCATGTTCAGGCGTACAGATGACAATTAAAGAATTATGCATCAAATCCAAAATTAAACGCCGTAAAGTTTTTTATGTTTTAAATCAACTTGAATCAATTCACTTTTTAATAAAACGCACAAACTGGGAAAATGGAAACTACGGCGAAACGAATGTTTATGAAGTTGCGCATTACTTGAATTACTTTAAACCTGTAGAAAAATTAACCGATAAACCGCCTGAAATTGAACAAGAAAGCCTGTGCAAAAAAGACGATGCACAAGATCTTAATGATAATATTAATGGATCATATATAGAAGGGATGCATAAAGTGCATAGGGTAGTGCGCGAAGTGCACACGGTTGCACAGGAATCTAAAAGCCAAGCTGAGCAAGGGCAGTCACCTTTTGAAACCTTCTGGGATCTGTACCCAATTAAGAAAAATAAAAAACGTGCTGTGCAAATATGGCGTGCCCTCAACCTGGATAAAATAGCGGATGACATCCTAAGAAGGTTGGTTATTCAGATTGAACACGATGATGACTGGTTAAGAGGGTTTGCACCTCATCCAACCAGTTACCTAAATGGTGAGCGCTGGAATGATGAAATCACAAAATCACAAAATGCGGTTAAAAAAGAATCGATTGCAACAAAAAATACTACTAAACCCTCAAATCAGATCTTGTACTCGCAATTTATTAACGAATTAAAGGCAATGAAACAATTTAATGAAATCCCAGCATCAACCATAATGCCTACTTTTGAGGAATGGATAAAGAAAGGCATGACGATTGACGCACAGGCGTTTAGGCGTGGACTGGGGTCATAGGCATGGAAAAACGAGATCGTTTAACCATGGCCAAATTTGGGGGTTTGTGTATTGATTTTTTCTAAGATCAAGAATTAAAAATAACTATTCCCACATCTTATGGCATTTCATACATTTTTCTGCGGGATAATCTTTTCCGATTTCGCCCTCGTGCTCGCAGTAGTCAACAATCATGGATTTTAATTTTGAATCAATTACTTTAAACGGCTCTGGGTCGTTCATCATTTGATAGACCGTTCTAACTGCGCTAAGAATAAGTAGTAGCTCTTCATGCGTGAAGTCATTTCCCATTTAATTTAATCTCCTGAATAATTTCAGTAATCTTATGGCAAGCCATATGAAAAGTAGCAGACGATTCTGATTCTGTCGTTGCTAAATGAGCGCCATAAAGAAATTCGTAAAGCTTTTCTAAACCCACAATCACTTTTTGACTATTCAAAACAGTGTCACACCCTTTTAAAATATGCCTGTTAATAGCAACCGTTTTAGCATCCATAATCCCTATTTCTCCACGTTTATAGAGCATCCTAGAATATTCGAAACATTCCTCACACTTCATAACAATAACCTCATCAGGTGTACATTCTAAAACTTGGCCAAATTCCTCAAAATAAATTATCAAAATAATTTCATTATTAACTTTATCAAAGTCAATTATAGTGCCAAATTCATACTCATCAGAATACGAATTTTTGGCAATGATACGCATACCAAACTTAAGACCTTTCATTTAAAAACCCTTTAATCATTCTGCACGCGTTATCTACAGCCCCTTGAATTGAATCAAATACATGTTCCTCGGTTACATAGAGGGCGGCTGGCTTGTCATGTGAATAGGCGTAACCTTTTATAATGCTTTGCTTAATATTTCCAACTTCAAAAGTTATTAACTCTGGTTTTCCTCCAGCATATTTAATCCAGTAAAGGGTTTGACCTAATTGATACTTGTTCATTATTCGATACTCTCCGCTAATTTATAAAAATCCTCTAAATATTTTTCAAGTTCTTTCGGTGGCTGCCAAATATGAAGGCAATGATTATGCAAATTAACATACTCTGATTTTGCTGGGTGAAATTGCAGACACAATTCTTCTTCATCGAAAAATAAGTCTTTAACAAAACACATCTCATTCCAGGATGGATTTCTATGCTCAAGAGAGACGGAAACATGATTCCATCCATTAGGCTCAAATGACGCGATTACTTTTAAATGAAATTTTTTATAAGGAACTAAATAGGGGTATAATAATGGATCAAGCATTAGTATTCTTACTCTATATTTTTCAGGTAGCTTCATTTTTAAACACCCTTCAATATTGAAGATAGTATAATTCTACAACGTTTCACTGCTAACATATAACCTAGACTCATTTCTATATGGTTCATGTCATCACGTTTCATTACACCCGTTGTGGCAGTATTTTCCGCCTCGGTTAAAAGATAAAACAGTTCCCAAATATCCGCGATTGTTAAATTGTCGTTCATTTAATAAAACCTCTTTCTTTAATACTCGATCCTTAGCGTACGTTTTCGTACCATTGGACTTAAAACCCCTTAAACTTTTGTCGCCCAAATTCTTCTCGGCATTTTGAACATCTTTTCATACGATATGTGCAATCAGCTAATTGATACCATCTCCCATCAGATTCGTGCTCGCAGTAGTTATCTATCATGGATTTGGCTTTAAGTTCTACCTGATAGCTTATGTTATGTGTGGTATCAATGGCCTGCTTTCTGGCATGACGCATCATTTCTTTAATTTCCTCTAATTCTTCTTTCGTAAATTCATTCATGATTCATAAATCCTTAATAATGCATCATAAGCATTTTCAATTTTACCTATTACAATTTCAACTTCAAAATCTATATCATCAATGTCATTTAGCGATTGTAACGTTTGCGTTAATCCATCCAATGCGCTAGCAAGAAGCTCTTTCATTTCAAATTCATTCATCTGAATATCATCCAAAAAACTGTATTAACAAAACATGAAAACATAACCCCAATAAAAAATCCTTTCGCTATATCAGGTGAGCAACATACTTAAATTAAGAACTGCACGAAAAGTAAAGATGCCCAATACTGTTGTTTTGGTACCGTCATTTGTGGCGGTACCAGAAGCTATTTCATTGAAATCTTTTAAGTTTTTCCCACGAAGTAACAGGTAACCATTATTTTTTAACTCATCTGCATTAGCTGAAAGGTAAAGCTCCAACGTTCTCTCAGCAATCTCAAATAAATCTACTTGTTCTGGCGTAAATGTTATTTTTTTAGTCATATAAGATTGCATCGAATTAATAAGTAAAGTATTTCGCCTACTGCCATTCCAAATAAAATACAACCCGGCTCTATGAAATTCATTTTATCTCCTTAAGATGCCTCACCCATTCTAAAAGGTTTTCAAAAACGCTCGGCTCCATATAGATGATATTATCGCACTCAGAATCACGATGCGATCCTGTTCTAAATATTAAATGATGGGGGGTCCTTTCTACATAAAGTCCATCACCTAAATAACAGTGGTTTTTACGTTCCTCATTATTCATTATTTAACACCTTAATTGTATTTTGATTTTCTAATATCAATGTTAGTAATTTTATCGAGACTTTGAATGCATAAATTATTTATCGCACCTAATAGTTCATTCAGCATTAATGTCCTCTCGACATGAGAAGGTGGATTTGCAAAATTAAGAAATAAATTCAAAATTAAATTCGTTACAATATGTGAACATATGGCGACTGGATGAATCGCAGCAAGATTTAATAATTTATTTTCAAATCCTTCGTCAATTAAGTCCAATACGGTATTAATGATTCTATTCATAAATAATTCTTCACGGGTTAAATAGCATTCATCACCCCTTGAATATCTAATCGACAATTTTGTCGTTATTTCATCAGTCATCTTATTGTTAGTCCTTGTTTAGGCAGATTTCAATCACCATTAAATAATCAGCATCTATATGGCTTTACTAATCATTACGCACACCATTATCCACAATTTTTGTGGATAACTATTTTAGGTAGCTATCCGTTGTCATTTTCAAAAAAGTCCTCAATTTTAATATCAATATTATTTTCCTTAGCCACTATCATTAATTTTTTAATTATTTTATAGCGTGGTGATTTACGATAATGCTCATAATTATCAATCGAAGTGCGACTAAGCCCCATTTTCTTTCCAAAATCAGTTTGCGTCATTCCTAACGTCTTTCTAATTGTTTTTACTGGTGATGGCATTAAACCTCCTATTATTACAGACCGCATAATAATGAAATGCCAACCAAATGTAAACCCGTAGTTATTTAATTGAGAACTTTTAGTTGACATGATGCAAATCGCAGGTTATCATAAAAGAGTAATAACAAAACATAACGTAACAAAACATAATGAGAAAAACATGACTACAAAAACACTCGAAAGACCTCTTATCATGCTGGCGGAAAATCTTGCCTTCAAAAAAGCTAAGTTCATAGATAATCAATACAAACTTTCTATTGCAGACTTAAATTCTGCTGATAGATTAGACCTAGTATCTCAATTTATGCATATTACTGGTAACTTAGATACTTACCTTCAAGAATTTCTTAATGATGCTTGTATATACAGGATGTGCGCGGAATCAGAACCGTTTGGGAGCTGGGATGAATAGAAATAGCATGAGAGACTTTATTACACCACAAAAGCGTTTAAAAACCTTTTCCATTTCACGATTCAATTGGGTTGATGTAATTGCAATCATTGTCATTATTTTTGCTATAGGGAGCGCGCAGTCATGGCTTTAAGAGGAATACAACCAGAGTTAGTTAAGAAACGATTAAAAACTTTACTGTATGGAGTTGCCGGATCCGGTAAAACGATGGCGGCAATTAGTTTCCCGCAACCTTATTTAATCGACACTGAAAAAGGTTATGAGCATCAACAATATCTGGACAAAATTAAAGAAAATGGCGGGTGTGTATTTCATACACTTGATTTTGATGAAGTACTCGCTGAAGTAAAGGCGCTTGCTACTGAAAAACATACTTATAAAACGCTGATAATCGATCCGCTAACCGTTATATATAACAATCTAATTGAAAAATGTGCAGCAGATAGGGCTACGCCAAAAAATCCCGATGGCATGGCTCATGGTGGCCATTATATTGCTGCTGATAGAAAAATGAAGCAGTTACTAAGTTTACTCCTTAAGGTTGATATGAATGTCATTATCACTTGCCATTCCAAGAATCTTTATGGCGATAATATGACATTACTAGGTCAAACGTTTGATGGTTACAAAAAACTCGATTATTTATTTGATTTGGTGTTTGAGATTAATAAAAAAGGCAAAATTCGTGAAGCAATAATTAAAAAAACGCGTATCGAATCTTTTCAAGAAAGTGATAGATTCCAGTTTAGTTATGATGAAATGGCTAAACGATATGGCCGTGAAATTCTTGAAAAAGATTGCCAGGAATTGTTAGCTACCCCTTACCAAATTAGCCAAATTGAAAACTATATCAAGCTTATGAATATCAAGCCTGAGATTATTGAAAAATGGCTTAATAAAGGGGATGCCAATAGCTGGGATGAAATGGATCGCAAACACATGGATTCTATTATTGAATACCTCAAATCAAAATTAGCACTATCGGAGCAAAATAAAAATGAAACTCTATGAAATAACCAATGAAGTGCAATCAATATTCAATAACATTAGTGAGGATGGTGAAATCTCACAAGAGTATTTGGATAATTTGGATGGTTTACAACAAGACTTTGAGATCAAGGCTATATCAGTGGCCGCCTATATAAAAAATATTGAAGCTGAAGAAACTATGGTTGCTGAAGCGATTAAAGATATGGCATCAAGAAAGAATAAATTGACAAACAAGATACAATCCTTGTCTGATTATTTACAATTCAACTTACAAAAGTTGTCAATAAATGAAATTAAAACTTCTCCTTATTTTAAAATTCGACTCAAAACGTGCCCGCCTTCCGTGGACGTGTTTGATGAAAATCTAATTCCCGCTGAATTTTGGCGTGAAAAAGTCACTACCTCCGTGGATAAAATCATGCTTAAAGAGGTGTTGACTGAAGGTGTTGACGTGCCAGGTGCTACGATTCAACGAAAAATCAAACTAGAAATTAAGTGAGACTCTAATGCGATACACTCCTTATACTGAAGCTCAAATTCAGAGTATGAATGTCATGGACGAAGGAATTTATGCCTTTGAAGTGATTGAAGTTCATTTGACCGATAAATTTAATAGGCCACTACGCGATAAAAACGGTATTGACATGGCAAAATTAAAATTATTGGTATGGGATAATGACGGCCGTGAACGTTTTGTTTACACGTTTATTTCAGGTGATAGTAATTTTGCTTACAAGTTACGGCATTATGCCAAAACAATTGGCATGATTCTTGATTATGAAAACGGTTCATTTGATATGGCTAGAACCTTGAGTAAATCAGGGAAGGCACATATTGTAATTAAAAAGGGTACGCTTAAAGATGATGGATCAGGCGAAATGTGGCCAGATCGCAATGATGTTAAAGATTTTGTTTGTAACGCAGATCACGCAGTGGAGCCGCCAAAAGAAAAAGAAAAGGTTCCCCCCACCGATGTTCCACAATCTCACGATCTGGATGATGACATCCCTTTTAGTAATGCGCCCAGTGCTTAGGCGCTTCTAAATTTAAGCATCAAAATCAAGTTAATTACCATTTACTACCGCTCCATTAAACCTAACTGAATCTGCCCCATGGGCAGATTCAGTGTTAATTTCCTGCTTCATTGAGACTGTTTTCACTTATGTCTTAAAACATAAGCCAGCGCCCTCCTCTCCACAGGCTTAAAATCCGGTCAAGCTAGCCGTATCAAAACATTACTAAAATATTAGTGGCAGTTGCCAATCGGATGTCAAAGAACTGTCTAGCAATTCACACCTTCTAATATCAAAAGCAGTATATATCAGTTTTTCAAAAACACAATCACAACTAATTTACATTGCAAGATAGGAAATACTTCCTTGAATGAGAAATTCTACTCCTGACGTGACTTGCGTTTGTGACACATATCCCCCTAATACACCAGATCCATTCCCTGATACATACATTATAGCGGTATTATTAACAGCTTCCAAACATATGCTTGTGCATCCCGTTGGATAAACGATTGTTTGAAATATACAATTTCCATATGCGTTGGAGCCGGCGCTGTTTTGCACTGTAGCAGGCAATGCCGTGATTTCAAAAGCTCCTGATGATGTTGTGAAAGTTGCAGTAAAATTTATAGAAAATGTTAGAGTTACAATATCCCCGATTCGAGAATAAAATCCTAATCGTTGATAGTAAACTACCGATAAATCTCCAGGTACTTGAAAACTTATAGACGGAGTCCATGCCTGATACTGAGCATAAGTACTTAAAGAGCTTCCACCAAAATTGATGCTGGTTGCAGTGGCTGCCCCTAACGTTGGCGTGACAAAAGTGGGGCTAGTCGCCCCTGAAACAGCGCCAGATCCGTTAAGGGCAGATGCCAATGCCGTTGCAACGCCTGCACCTAACCCGGTAACGCTTCCTATTGGCAAACCCGTGCAGTTTGCTAGACTTCCTGAGCTTGGTGTGCCTAACGCGCCGCCGTTCACCACGAAACAGCCAGCCGATCCCACATTATCGGCTAATGCGGATGCTACACCTGTGCCTAATGTAGGCAATTGGCTTGTCGTTGCCAGCGTGCCACTTGTTGGGAACGTGACTGAGGTGTTTGCTGTCAATGTTCCTGTAAAGGTATAAGCTCCACTAAAGGCGACATTTCCTCCCATTGTAAAAGTAGAACCTGTGTTAGCAACGCCAGTACCACCTCGCGCACCTGACAAGGTCCCATTCCAGCCAAGAGTAAATGACACGGCTTGAAGCAATGCGGTTGCAGGAGTACCCCCTAATGTCAAAGTGACGTTCGTAT